TTCTCTTAATTTATTGTTTACAGACTGGGCCAATCGTGGTCTTAATATGTGGACATTTGAGCAGGACTATATACCGCTTGTTCAAGGTCAGCCAACATACGCATTGCCCGATGACACAGTAGATATTATTGAAAACGTCATTAGAACTAATGCAAATGTGGCCAGTAACCAGGCCGATTTAACAATTACGCGTATTAGTATTGATACTTATGCTACCTTGCCTAACAAGTTAAACCAAGGAAGACCTATTCAGGTTTGGATTCAGCGTTTAACGGCTAATAATCAACCTACAAGTAATGCAATTTCGGCCGCTATTGGTACGACAGATACCACTATAGCTGTAAATTCTCTTATTGGTTTACCAAATGCAGGTTGGATTACGTTAGATTCCGAGTTAATTGGGTATAACGAAGTGCAACCAGCCGCAAATGGCAACCCGCCTTACCTATTAAACTGCACTAGAGGCCAGCAAAATACAACTGCGGCATCTCATGCTTTAGGTGCTCCTATCATTTTGTCTCAAAAGAACAGTATTACTGTATGGCCAACGCCTGATTCAGCCGCAAGTTACCAGTTTGTGTACTGGAGACTACGCAGAATGCAAGATGTTGGTAATGGAGTCAACATAATGGACGTGCCATTCAGGTTTGTAAACTGTATGGTGTCTGGTTTGGCTTATTATTTATGTTTAAAAGTACCAGATGGGCTAAATAGACTACAAATACTTAAGCAACAGTATGATGAATCTTGGGATTTGGCTTCAACAGAGGACAGAGAGAAGGCTTCTTTGAGATTTGTGCCGCAGAGAATGTATATTGGTGGTGGAACCTAATGGGAAACAGGTTTTCTTCTGGTAAAAACTCGATTGCAGAGTGTGATCGGTGTGGTTTTCGCTATAAGTTGTTTGATCTTAAAAAAGAGATCATTAAAACCAAGACGTATGACTTAAAAGTGTGTCCAACTTGTTGGGACCCAGACCAGCCGCAGTTGCAACTTGGTATGTACCCAGTAGATGATCCACAAGGCGTGCGTGATCCAAGGCCAGACATTAGTTATTATCAATCTGGTACAACTGGATTGCATACTTGTCGGTCAAACGGTACAAATATTACGCAAGATGGGTATCCTAGCGAAGGTAGCAGGGTATTTCAGTGGGGTTGGAATCCAGTTGGGGGAGCAAGTTCTTTTGATGTTGCTCTTACACAGAATTACTTGCAACTCAACGTGCAAGTTGGTACAGTAACCATAGTAACAACGTAGGAGAAATCATGAAACATGACGATATTCAAGAAGATAAAAAGCTGATCAAAAAGGCTTTTGGTATGCATGATAAACAAGAGCATACTGGTAAGCATACAGACTTATCCAAACTCAAAAAGGGCGGTAAAACTGTTAAAAAGATGGCAAAAGGCGGTGTAACTGGCCAATCTATGAAAGCAATGGGTCGTAATATGGCTCGTGCAATGAACCAGAAGAGTTCTGGTCGCGGAGGTTAATATGAAGACAATGGTTAAACCAACCAAAAAGAATAGCCCATCTATTCACAGGGCAAAAGATGTTCACAATGGTAACGCTGATGAATATGCTCGTCCTCACACAATGAGCGGCAAGAACATTAGTCCCAAGACTGATTCTTTTGTTCATACAGACCCTAATACGCTTAATGCGAAACAGCAAGGCCGTTTGACAGGTACATTGCGCGTTAGCATGGGTGATCCTGGTGCTAATGATGTTAAGACTGATGGTATTAAGATGCGTGGAGCTGGAGCGGCTGAGCGTGGATTTATGTCCAGAGGCCCAATGGCATGAGTTTAGATTACTCTCAACTTTCTCAGTCAATACAGGACTATCTACAGAACTACGAAACCACTTTCGTAGCGGATATTCCTACGTTTGTTGAGCAAGCTGAGCAAAGAATCTATAACACGGTTCAATTTCCATCTTTGCGTAAGAATGTTACGGGCGTTTTGACGGCTTATAACCCGTATTTAGCTTGCCCTACAGACTTTCTTGCGCCGTATTCTTTAGCTGTTTATACGACTGCATCTGCTACTGCAACTGGCACTGCTGGTACATATACGATCACTACATCAGGAACTGTTACAGGTAACATCCAGATTGGCCAATATGTGACTGGAACAGGTATAGGTTCTAGTGCTTATGTCACATCGGTATCTGGAACTACGGTTTATTTATCTGTGGTTAATGCTAACAATGTTAGCGGCACAATTAATTTCCAAGGGCAGTATAACTACTTGCTTAATAAAGATGTTAACTATATGCGTGAGGCATTTCCATTGCCTAATTATTACGCTACGCCAGGATATTACGCGCTTTTTGGGCCGTCTGTGGTAAGTTCAGCGCTTACAAATAATCTATCATTTATTATTGGTCCTACGCCTGATATTGGGTATAGTGCAGAGATGCATTATTACTATTATCCTGTTTCTATTGTGCAATCTGCTGTTAATGTAACTAGCATTTACACGGCTGGATCGGGATATACAAATGGTACATATTACAACACAGCTTTAACAGGCGGTACTGGAAGTGGTGCAAAGGCTGATATTGTTGTATCTGGAGGGGCTGTAACATCGGTCACAATGAGTACAAATGGGTCTTATTTTGCTGTAAATGACTTGTTATCAGCATCTATTCCAGGTGGTACAGGATTCCAATTGCAAGTTAGTTCGGTAAATAACCCAACGGGAACAAGCTGGCTGGGTCAGAATTTTGATTCTGTTTTACTATATGGTTCACTTGTAGAGGCATATACGTTTATCAAGGGAGAGCCTGATTTGATAGCTCTTTACGATAAAAAGTACAACGAAGCATTGGCAATTGCAAAACGTCTTGGAGATGGTATGGAGCGTCAAGATGCATACAGATCGGGACAATATAGACAGGCGGTTACATAATGGCTTTTCAACAAGGTGCAACAACCAGTTTCAAAGTCCAGCTTTCTCAAGGCTTGCACAACTTTGGCCCTACAAGTCCAAATACTTTTTACATTGCTTTATTTAATGGATCGGCAACGCTTGGGCCATCAACAACGCAGTATGTATCTGGTTTGACGGGTGAAGTAGTTGGAACTGGGTATACGGCTGGTGGTCAGGCGCTGACAATTAGTACAACGCCAACATCTGGATCAATAGGCGGTACGGTAGGATATTGGTCTTTCAGTAATGCTATTTGGAGCCCTGCCGCCTTTACTGTTAGAGGCGCATTGATTTACAATGCAAGTCAAAATAACGCTTCTGTTTGTGTATTGGATTTTGGTAGTGATAAGACTTGTTCTAACTCATTTACTGTTCAATTTCCAGTTGCGGGAACAACAACAGCCATTTTAAGGATTGCATAATGTTAATCACAACTACCAAAGGCGAGATGGATGATTCATTGCTTGAGCATAAATCTGGCAGTGTAGATAACGATGTTGAATATACAACTTGGGATGAGTATTACTTAAACGGTGAGCTTGTGCATCGTTCTGCCCATGTTACTCTTAAGAAAACACCTTTTACCGATTTGATCGGTGCAACTTTAGGATAAATCATGGCAAATCAGCAATCAATGTGTACTTCTTTTTTAGGTGAGTTATTAAGTTCAACTCATAACTTTAGTTCTGCTAATCCTGCGCATACGGCTAACACGGCTGATACGTTTAAGGCGGCTTTATATGTTACGACTGCTACGTTGAATGCGTCTACTACTGCATACTCTGCTACCAATGAAGTATCTGGTACGGGGTATTCAGCGGGTGGGGTGACAGTAACAAATGCAAATAATCCAACATCTACAAACTCATCTACCACGGCGGGAGTAGGGTATTGGACACCATCTGCGAGTATTGTTTACAGTACGGTAACGCTTACTACTGCGTTTGATACGATGCTTCTTTATAACTCATCACAGAGCAACAAGGCGGTAGCGGTATACACGTTTGGTTCACAGACCATTACGGCTGGAAACTTTACATTAACAATGCCATCTAACACGACTACAACTGCATTAGTTCGTTTGTCTACAACTTAAAGGTAGTGTATGGCTCTGCAAGTAGCTGATAGAGTCCAAGTTACCAGTGTATCGTATACGACAAGTAGTTTTACGCTTGGGTCTGCGCTTACTGGTTTCCAGAGTTTTACTGCTTTAACCAGCGGTAA